GTGTTGCTCACCGTTGAGCATTGTGATTTGTTTTGACATAGTGGTTTTATTTATCGGGTTAATCCCATTGCTTGAATAAAGCGTTGACCCTTATCATAGTCAATGCCTTTTATAAGTCGGTAGATAAAAGCAGATGCTCTCTTAACGGATTCCATCTCTGCCTTGCTTGTGTCACTTCCTGTATTTGCATACATCTGGGCATCTATGTGTAAGAGTTTATCAATCGTCTCTTTGTCGCTTAACGCTTCCTCAAAGACAATCTGTGCCTTATAAATCGCTTGGGTGTGTGTCATCATTTTTGATAGTCTATTTGTCGTGTGATTATTTCTTCTTCGTCATCGCATACGCAAGTCTCCTTCTCACAATCGTGGCAGCAGTTACATACCCAACTATCGTCACAATACTCATAGCAGATGTCACATTGCCTTGCTTGGTCTTCTTGGTACGAAGCTAACTCTCTATCTAAATAGTACATTATATTCTCTCTATTAGTTCGTAGATAAATAGAAAGAACGCTATGCCTATAGCAGAAGCGATGAATAGTGTGCCTCCGTACAGGAGGTCTTCTTTAAGGGTGTAGATTTTCTTTGACATAATACTTTTGGTTTCTGCTAATATACACAAATTAATTAACACCAAGCACTATGTACTATTTTTTTTGTGAGTTAGGATTAGCATAATTTAACACATTGTATGATTCACACCTTTGAATATCGGATAGCCATAAGCGACTAATCACATCTAACCTATCTTTGCGTTGGTAGTATTTATGGTCAGCATTCTTCTTGTCTACAAATACAGGTTCTACAATGTCCTCTGCAAGTTCAACAAGCTCCTTTCGTAGTACCATAGCAAACCCACCAACCTCTGGTAACTCAAATGCTATCCAATCTGCTTTACCGTACATCCATCCATCGTTACCTCGCACATTCTTAAACTCAACCCAAATGACATTGGGATGGTTTCCACCCTTTACATCTACACTTACGGTCTTACGACCTTTCCTTGTCACATAGTAATCTATATGTAGATGTATGTCTTCATCTCTTGTTGACTTCTTGGTTTCGTATCCTTTAGCTATACAAGCCGATACGAACTTATCCTCACTTCTTAAACCCTCTGTACGAGAGTAACCCCACCTTCCTCTACTAACGAAGCTCATTCAAGTCTGTGTCTTTTAGTTTCTTGTCACCATCATAGAATGAGAATCTATTATGTGTGTACTCTACACGAAAGCCTCCGTAGTTGCCACTAACATCAAACTTGTACTCGTCTTTACCGTGTAATGTTGTGATGCCTTCAGCCTCTTTGTATTCCTTGATCTTATGACCTTGAGTCCAAAGCCATACAAGAAGCAACTTACTTACTTTCGTATTCTCCATATATCTTCTTGAGGTCTGCAATATGTGTTGACCATTCTCTCGGATTGCAAGAACAAGGAATGTAATACTTGTGTTGGAATACTCTGGAGTGTACCCTGCTTAATGGCTCTTGGTACATCTCTTTAACCTCTCTACCATTGAAGTCATTAAAGAACTGCTTGAGGGTCGTGTACTCTCCCTCTTCCAGACACAATGGTTGTGTTCTTCTTGGGAACAATTTGTTGAGCTTTGCCTTACGAGCTGAACAGCCACAATCAATACCTGTAAGTTCAGCAAAGGTGTCTACTACTTTCTTGATTCCTGTAGCCTTTGTGATCTTCTCAATGTCATCTCCTAAACCTTTAGATTCTTTCGCTTTCACCGTTTTGGTAGTCTTCGTAGTCTTCGTTGATTTTTTCTTGGACATATTCTTTAGAGTTTTTAAGTGTATCAAATATGGAGAATAGGCTAATGCCTGTTTCCTTTTCTATATCTCTCATTGACATATCGGTTTTGTGGTATACCTCAAACATCTTTTGGTCATACCAATGGAGGTCTTCCATAACCTCCCAAACCTTGTCTATTAACTTCTCAAAGCCCTCTGCTTGTACTCGGTCAAACTCCTCCTCTGCAACATCGTACTCAACCATATCGCCTGTGTATACCATTAAGTCTTTCTTGTTTTGGAACTGCCTCGTCATATTACGAAGGGTTACCCACACAAAGAGCTTGTTGGGTTGGTTCTTGTACATAATGCGTTCTGGGTTCTCTACATACTTATTGAGTCGTATGTACATCTCTTGCACTATGTCTTCGGCATAGCTACCTGCACCGAACTTGTGAACCATCTTGATCCATTCCTTATGATGCCCTGCAAGAAGGTCTAATACAGTTATCATTGTTCAGTTGACCAAGTGACTACTAAAGCAAAAATCCCAAAGCACAACTGCAAAGAGTGGTACTTGGGATTCTCAAAGTCTTCATTCATTGTAGAGTTCCAATAGTTAACACCTATTAGAATCCCTGCAAGGGGTGCTATGTCAATCGCAAAGTTCATTTTGAGTAGCAAGTTTAGTTAGTTCTTGCTCCATAATATACAACTTTTCACGAGTTATTGACAGTTCTTCACGAGTTTTTTGTAAACGCTCGGTTAGTAAGGCATTCTGCTTGGTCAGTCCCCAATCCATTCCTTCCTCCTGTGAGCCTCGTAGCTTGTCCATAATCGCACAACATTGGTTGAAGAACTGCATATAGTCCCTATCAAACTTTATGTTCATCTCGTGTCCCTTTGTTGCGTGTATGATAGTAGCGTGATTCTTCTTACATACTCGTGCGATCTCAAGTGTTGTGTACAAGTCTCTTGCTGCTACCATAAAGGCAAACCTTGCCATAACATTCCTACGCTCTCTGGAGGGTGAGATTCTATGGTTTCCTGTATAGTTATCGTACTCCTCTTGTAATTGTAATATCGTTGCTCTCATTTTAGATGTTCGTTAAGGTTATCAAATCGTTCTTCGTAAGCGTTTATCTTTCTTGTTAGGTTTCGTATCGTCAGCTTGAGGTCAGCGTTCTTTGCTTCTGCCTCCCATACCATCTGCTGAACATCCTCTACCATACCTATGGAGGCATCTATAGCAGAGTAGATACTAATGAGGTCAATGAATATATCCATCTCATACTCATTGCTTGTGTCTTGAGGTTTAAGAGCATTAGCAATCTGCATTAGGTCTTGATTCTTTTGTCTTAACCATAACAGGGCTATGCTCTTGCTACCGCCTCTTACCCATCCGTAATCTTCTTGCTTTAATTCATCCATATTAAAAAGGTAAATTGCTTTGTTTCTTTTCTTTCTTGGTGATTAGATTCTCACCGTGTATCTCAAAACCTACATTGTTAGGTATACTTCTAAATCTTACAGGCTCATCTAATGGTGTAGGTCTACCACCTGTCTCCACCTCTTTCACCTTGCGTATATGTACTTGGTTGTACATCCATTCCGTAGGGTGTTGAATATAACGATGTATCACTACAAAGTCATCAGCCCTGTTAACGAACTTACCACCGCCCTCAATATCTGCTGCGCTTGGTGGCATAGGGTGACCTGCGTACTCGTGTCCTGCGGAGTGCTTCATTCTTAAAGCATTGGTTACTGCGTGAGCATTCAACCAGATACTTACATCGTGTTGCTTTGCCCAATTCCTAAAGTGGGTACTTACCTCATAGTCGTACTCGTGACCGCCAAGTGTTTTAAACATCTCTTTGTCCTTCGTTAAAGAGTTGTAAGGATCAATCAAGAATCCATCAAAGCCTTCTTCGTGGTAGATGTCTGTAGCCTCCTCAATCAAATCCTTGTAGGTGTACATCTTCTTATCGGTGTCAATGATAACAAAATATCTTTGAACTAAATCAAGAGCCATCTGGAACTCATCTTCATCTATCTTATTTATGGGTTTACCCAAGAAGAACTCGGAGAGCTTCTTTGCGATAGATACAGGTGTGTTCTCGGAACTGAATACAAGCCACTTAACATCGTTGACTATGGTCTGCAATAACATTAGGTACAACATCACGGAGGTCTTACCAACATTTGCGTGTCCTAATACTACATTGAAATTACCTCGCTTAAAGCGCAGGTGTTGGTCTAAATTCCATTGCCCGAACTTGAGACCTTCTTTAACTTTGCCCATTCGGACATCGTCAAGTTTACCGAACACATCGGCATAAGATATTTTTGACATAGTTGGTTTAAGTTAAAAAGGGAGCGCAAGTGCGCCCCCCTAATATAGTTCTTTCTTTAGAATGGCAAACCATCCGCTACAGGTTGAGGTTCTTCTCTACCTTGAAAGTGTTGCTGATGAGTCGCTTGGGCTTGGGCTGCGCCCTTCTTCATAACCCAATCAGCAAAGAGTTGAGCATTCGCAATAACTACTTGCGGTGTTCCACCAATCTCGGCTGCTGCCTTGAGAGCCGTTTGGCGAATGATTGATTCGTCTTTAGAGGTATGTGTACCGCTTGGAGCTGATGTGCTACCAGAGGGTGCTACATTTGCGTATTGTGGGTTAACAGGCTTGACCGTGTAGTAGGTCTTACCATTGTACTCTCTTGGGATGTAATCGTAAGTAGCCTCTTGACCTACTGCAAACTTTGTTTGGTTCGGGTCTTTGGAGTTGTACTTACCATTATCTCCA